TTATTGCCGTTCGCGACGGTGACCTGGCTGAAACGCCTGCAACAGGCTGCGCACAAACAGCGCCAGCAGGGCGCCGAATACGCACCAAAACACCGCGCTGGTGGCATAGGCCAGTTCCTGCCAGAACGAATAAAACGGCGTCAGCCAAAAATGGCGGATCGTCAGGCACAGCGGCAGCGCATACAGCGCGCCCAACAACGGGCAGAGGATCCGCTTTTTGCTCGACAAATAGCTGGCGATCATGCCGGGTATCACAAACAGCAGCAGGCCGGTTTCACCGTGATGCTCGTGATCCGTGCTGCCGAACGCCCCGCTCTGCTGGCCGAGAAACACCAGGCTGAACAGCAGAGAACAGCTTAAAATGCCCACCCAATACCGATAATTCGCCATGCGGAGACTCCCCTTTAGCGTCGTCACTACCCCGTAGAAATCAGCCGTGTCACGAAACAGGTGACGCCTTGCCATACACGGCAACGCTGAGCTGAACTTTTTCCTTGGTCTAAAGAGAGTTAAATGCGTTCGGCAGCGCAGGAACTCAGCTTAATGCTGGCTGTCGCGCGCCATAGCGACTAGAATATACGCCGCCGATCGATGGTTCGGATCGCCTTCCGCTGGTTAGTTATTTATGACGTCATTTTCCGACTGAATTTATATCTTATAGTCATCTACATCAAGCACTTACTGGTAAACAATAAGTTATCCTCCGTGAACATAAACGTCGCTAGTTTGTTAAACGGTAACTACATCCTGTTACTGTTTGTGGTACTCGCACTGGGGCTGTGCCTCGGTAAAGTTCGTCTGGGCTCCGTTCAACTCGGTAATTCCATTGGCGTTTTGGTGGTTTCGCTGCTGCTGGGCCAACAACATTTCGCCATTAACACCGAAGCGCTGAATCTCGGCTTTATGCTGTTTATTTTCTGCGTCGGCGTGGAAGCCGGGCCAAACTTTTTCTCAATTTTTTTCCGCGACGGCAAAAATTACCTGATGCTGGCGTTGGTGATGGTCGGCTCCGCGATGGTGATCGCTATCGGTCTTGGCAAGTTGTTCCATTGGGACATCGGGCTAACCGCCGGCATGCTGGCCGGATCGATGACCTCGACCCCGGTGCTGGTGGGTGCTGGCGATACGCTGCGCAACACCATCGTCAACGGCCCAGCGCTGCTGGCGGCGCAGGACCATCTGAGCCTCGGCTATGCCCTGACCTACCTGATTGGCCTGGTGAGCCTGATCTTCGGCGCGCGCTACCTGCCCAAGCTGCAACATCAGGATCTCTCCACCTCTGCCCAGCAGATCGCCCGCGAGCGCGGTCTGGATACCGACAGCCAGCGCAAGGTTTACCTGCCGGTCATTCGCGCCTACCGCGTTGGCCAGGAGCTGGTGGCCTGGGCCGATGGCAAAAACCTGCGTGAGCTGGGCATCTATCGCCAGACTGGTTGCTATATAGAACGCATCCGCCGCAACGGCATTCTGGCGAACCCGGACGGCGATGCGGTGCTGCAGGTGGGCGACGAGATTTCCCTGGTCGGTTACCCGGACGCCCATGCGCGGCTGGACCCCAGCTTCCGCAACGGTAAAGAAGTGTTCGACCGGGATCTGCTGGACATGCGCATCGTCACCGAAGAGATCGTGGTCAAGAACAGCAATGCGGTAAACAAGCGCCTGAGCCAGTTAAAGCTGACCGATCACGGCTGCTTCCTCAACCGGGTGATCCGCAGCCAGATTGAAATGCCCATTGACGACAGCATAGTGCTCAACAAAGGCGACGTGCTGCAGGTCAGCGGCGACGCGCGCCGGGTGAAAAGCGTGGCGGAGAAGATCGGCTTTATCTCTATCCACAGCCAGGTGACCGATCTGTTGGCCTTCTGCTCCTTCTTCATCATCGGGTTGATGATTGGCCAGATCACCATCCAGTTCAGCAATTTCTCGTTCGGCATCGGCAACGCCGCCGGTCTGTTGATGTCCGGCATCATGCTGGGCTTCCTGCGCGCCAACCACCCGACCTTCGGCTACATTCCGCAGGGCGCGTTGAACATGGTGAAAGAATTTGGCCTGATGGTGTTTATGGCCGGCGTGGGCCTGAGCGCCGGTGCGGGCATCGGCCACAGCCTCGGCGCCGTCGGTGGCCAGATGCTGATCGCCGGGTTGATCGTCAGCCTGGTGCCGGTGGTGATCTGCTTCCTGTTTGGCGCCTATGTGCTGCGCATGAACCGCGCCCTGCTGTTCGGCGCGATTATGGGGGCACGTACCTGTGCGCCAGCAATGGAAATCATCAGCGATACTGCACGCAGTAACATCCCTGCACTGGGCTACGCCGGAACCTACGCCATAGCTAACGTGTTGTTAACCCTGGCAGGTTCGTTGATTGTGGTGTTGTGGCCGGGGATACTCGGCTAACCGATAAGCAACAAAGATGTATCAGTGGCAAATATATTTTGAAATTTTTATCGCCGGCGAGAACTTTCCTTTCCGGGGGTAGTCTGAATTAGTGCCACTGCTTTTCTTTGATGTCCCCATTTTGTGGAGCCCGTTAGTCCCGCCTTTTTAGGTTCAAGACTATCGGGTTTTTTGTTGCCTGTAAAAAATATCGTTATAAAACAATACATTGAGAGAGGGAAATTCGCCCAGTGGCGACAAAATGGCGACAGCCATTTTGCGGGGCACAAAAAAACCTGCTTTCGCAGGCTTCTTGTTAAATCCAAAGTGATCCCTGATTGCTCCTTGTTGGATGCGGTGGAGCAATATCAATTTTACCCGGTGATACAATCTGCCGTTGGATAGATTCCAGCGTCACGAAAGTACAGCTGCAATTGATATTTTGGCACTGGTGATAGCGTTCTTTGGTGTTCTCACTCAAGTAGCGGCTTGTGCGGGCATGGGCGGCAGTTCGGCAAAGCGGGCAATGCATCATATTGATATCCCCTTCTTAATCTCTCAATTGCCGCGATAATACCCTCCCCGATCGAGAACAAAACAACCTTTAAGTGAATTTACAAAAAATAATTCACATTACGAGACCTCATAAGTCACATCAGAAAGCAAAACCTCGAACTCCAGCACCGTAGTAAAACCGCTGTTGCTGAGATTGTGCGTGGCTTTGCTTACTATCCAGTGCTGCGCGTCGATCACCTCTTTAAAACCGCTGACGCGTACCGGCGTTTCCGGCGTGATGTTAGCCCGGCCCATCGCCAGCGACAGCGAGAACTCGGCAACACCGCGCTGAAGCTTTTCCCATTTAGCCTGTGCGGCCCGCATTGCGGCGGCCTTGGTGGCGTAAATCTTGGTGATAGCAAACACGTTATCTTCGGCCCCCACCATATAGTCACCTTTCTTTTCCTCCACAGGCTTACCCGGTTTCTTGCCGTTGGCCGGCTTGGCTTTGGGATGCTGCAGCGCCCGTAAATGCTGCTCTTTCGGCTTACGCTGCAGCTTCACTTTCTGCGGCTTTGGCTGTTTGGTATTGAGCCAGCTCGCCGTCACGCCGGTGTAGGCGTCCCTGTCGGCAATACTGAAGCTGTGCTGATCGCCATCCTGTCGCGTGAGGGTGAACACCGGCAGCGGTTTACCGCTCACGCTGGTGCCGTTGCCCGGCCGCATAAACAACAGAGCACCATTTTTCACCGCCGCCACCGCACCGTTAAGCGTCGCCAGCCGGGTTAGAAAAGCGGCGTCAGTTTCCTGCGTCTGGTCGATATGGCTAATTTTGATGGTACCCAAACCGGCGGCCAGCGTGGCTTTGAGCTTATTGCGCGCCGCCACCTTCTGCACGATGTCGCTCAGGGAGGTATCATGATAAGACTCATCCCGCCGGGTATTCAGTGAGCCGCGAAAATCGGCACTCCGCGCGCGGATGGTCAGCGTATCCGGCGCGCCTCTGTGCTCCACCTCATCCACAGTAAACAACCCCTTCGGCGTCAGTGGCGCGCCTTTCCAGCCGAGCGACAACGCCAGCACCGCGTTGCGTTGGGGCATCACCATCAGCCCGTCGCTGTCGTCCAGCTCGATATCGAGCTGGTCAGCCTCAAAGCCCCGGTTATCGGTCAGCGATAGGGAGATCAGCCGCTTGCGGATGTTCTGCGTGATGTCGTTTTCCTGCAATGACAATGAGAAGTCCGGGGCAATCAATGCCCCGGCAGGCATGGCAACACCGGTGTTCATAATAAAAACCCTCCCATTGCCCCGGCAGCCTGCCCGGCCATCACACCCGCTTTATCGTACAGTTCCCCGGCTTGCTGCCGCAGATCGCCAAACATTGCAGACAAAGACTCATCCACCCGCTTTAAATTGAGTGTGAACTCGGTACGGCGCGGGCTGCCGTCGGCGAAAAAGTCCGAATGGTTTTCCGATATCGACTCAATCACAAACATGCCGTAAATCGTACCGCAGCCCTCAATCAGCGGCCACGCCCGCCCCTGCTCAGCCATCAGTTGCAACGTTAACAGCGAAAAGCGGCCGCCGGTGATCTCCGGCAGTAATACGCCGGACAGGGTAATAGTTTCATCATCCAGCCCCAAAAACTGCGCCGCCGGGCGCTGGCCCACACGCGCATTGCTCGGCCAGCGGTAATCTGCCGTGCGGTTCAGGGACTGATACGGCAGGGTTTGCAGCATGAAAACAAACAGCCCCAGCGTTAACATCATGTCGTTACCCTCCGTAATTCATGCGGCTACGTGCAGCAGCCGCTTGTTTGCGTTGTTCGGCGGCAAGCTGGCGAGACACTTCGCGGGCAATGGCCTGCGCGTCCTGTCCCGGCGCGGCATGCACCTCAATGGTGATCGGCGCCGGGGTTATCTGCACGGGCGCCGCAGGGGGAGCCGCCATCACCGGAGTAGACAGTGACAGCATAGCCGCCGACAATGCCGCCGTTTTACGCCGCCCGGTGATATTGGCCGGGCCGTTGACGATCTCCGGGCCATGCTCGCCCACAATGCCAAACTGCCCGGATGGGATATCACCGCCTTTGTCGAATGCCCCCGCATAACCCGGCCCCGGCGTCAGCTCAGGCGCGGGACGGCTGTAGGAAATCGCCGGGTTCACTTCGGTTTTACCACCAAATTTCATCCAGTCCGGCAGCATGTCGGTTAAGCCGCTAATCTTGTCTTTCAGGGCCTGCCAACGCTCGCTAATGCCATCCATGATGCCGTTGATCATGTTCATCCCGGCTTCTTTAAACTTGCCGGGCAAGGCTTTAGCCGACCCTACAAGGTCATCCCACTGCCCGCCGAGCCACGTTTTCAGGTTTTGCCATGCCGCTTGTGTCGATTTCTTGACGTTTTCCCATGCCTCCGACGTCGCGGTGGAAATGCTGTTCCATGCGCTCAAAGTGGCGTTTTTGATCGTTTCCCATGCGGCCTGAAATTTTGGCCCTAACGTCTCCCAGTTCTGCCAGATGTACACGGCCGCCATGGCAATCAGACTAACCACGGCAAGAATGGGGTTAGCCATCATGATACGGCCCAGCCACATCACCGCCGTACCGACAAAGCGCAGCCCTTTAACCAGCCCGGCAAACGACACACGCCCGACGATTGACATCAATTTCAGCATGCCACCGCCCATCGTCAGCAGGGAACGTCCCACCGCACCACCGGTAAACTTCATCACGCTGCCAAGCCCGCGTGCAGCGGTGGTTATGCCCTTAAACGAAAACTTGGCGGCAACCCGGCTCAGCTTAAACAGCCCTTTGGTCAGCCCCAGCGTCGGCCCCATCAACAGGCTAAACCCGGTGATCACCGGCCCGGCCAGAAAGCCCAAAATAGCCATGCCGCCGATCACTGCTGTCAGACCCAGTGCCAGCTTAAACAGCGTGCCGGACAGCTCCGGGTTTTTCTTCGCCCATTGCCCGGCTACGCCGAGCCATTTGGTGGCGCTTTGCGTGAGCTTACGCAACCCGGAATCCTGTTTATCAAAGACCTCAATTTGAATGTCCTCAAAGGCCGAGGAGAGGTTTTTTAAATCGCCGTCGAGGTTATCCGTTTTCGTCTTGGCAATGTGTTCTGTCGCCCCCTTGGAATCTGTCACCGTCTGCTTTTTCGCGGCCAGCTTGCCGTTGCCTGCCGCAGCAATCAGCTTGATAGCGCCTTTCATCGCCTCTTCGCCGAAAATCACCTTCAGGTATTCCGCCTGCTGCGCGGTGCCGAGCTTGTTCTTTTTAAACGAGCTGTCGATTTTCTTCAGGATGCCTTCAATCGGCAGCATGTTGCCTTTGCTGTCTTTGGTTTTCACCCCCAGCTCTGACAACGCATCCTGCGCCTGCCCGACCGGCGCTTGCAGCCGGGTAAACATGGCGCTCGTCGCCGTCCCGGCCATACTGCCTTTGATGCCGTTATCGGCCAGCACGCCCAGTAACGCGGTGGTGTCTTCGATACTGGCCCCGGCCGCCTCGGCAATCGGAGCGACGTACTTCATCGCCTCGCCAAAATCCATCAGGTTGCTGTTTGAGCTGGTGAATCCCTTGGTCATCACATCCGCAACACGCTGGATCTCGTCTATCGGCATGTTAAACGCCGATTGCATGTTGGTAATGATGTCCGCCGCGTCGGCAATGTCCAAATCAGAAGCCAGCGCCAGATTAACGGTGGATTCCGTCGACTTCAGGATGGCATCACCGTCAAAGCCGGATTTCGCCAATACGGACTGCGTGCGGGCGACGTCCGTCGGAGAAAAGGCGGTGGTAGCCCCGATGTCCCGCGCCTGCTGACGGATAGCCGCCAGTTGCTTGTCGTTTTTCGCCAGCCCTAATGTGGCCTGTGTGTCTGACATCTGCTTATCGAACTGCACACCCGGAGCCATGAACCGGCTTTCGGCATACAGTCCGGCGGTAGCGACCCCCAGCCCGACGGCGCTTTGGTTGCGGACGGTTGCGCCCAGCGCTTTACCGGCCTGCGCCCGCTGCTGAATACGGCTCAGTGATTCCTGCTTTTTACTCAGCCGTTCCAGCTCTACACGCTGGCGGTTTAGTGCTGCGGTTGCCTCACCGGCGCTGGATTTTAACCGGCGTTGCTCGGCGCTCAGGTTCTTGGTGGCGATACCGTCAGCGTTGAGCGCATTACGCTGGCGTTGCACGGACTGGCGCAAGCCGTTGTATTTCGTCTGCAACTCGGCAGCGGCACGCTTTGACGCTGCCAGCAGCCGCGCCTGCCGCGCCGTGGGTTTTTCGGTCGCCTTAAACTGAACGGCCAGCGCGGCCGCTTCTTCTTTGGCTTTTTTCAGCGCCTGCCCGGTAACGGCAAGCTGGCCCTGTGCCTTGCGAAACCCCTCAATCCGGGCGGCCTGTGCGTCCAGCGTTTTGAGGGTGTGTTGGGTAGTTTTGATTTCACCGGCCAGCGATTTACTGGCCTGTTGGATACTCTTTAGCGGGCGTGTGGCTTGGTCTACGGCCTTCAGCAAGACCTGAAGCTGCAGGCTTTTACTCATCGTGATTCACTCCGCTGCGTTGCAGGGCTTTATGACGCCAGTTCAACAGCTCAGTGAGCGTCATACCGGTCATTTCCGACGGCGGCCAGTGGAATATCACTGCGATGTCCGCCATCAGGTCATCAACGCCCAGCCGGGCGTCAATCGCTACTCCGCCAACTTCGGCGACAAAAAACCGACAACCTGCCCGGCCAGCGCCACCAAGTCCGGCAGCTCTAAACGGGCGCATTCTTCTTTGGTCAGGTTGGGTACGGTCACGCGCGGCAGGATCACCAGCAGCGCGTCAACATCGGCATTGGCGACCGCAGCAAGACCGACACCGCGCAGTGCGCCTGCATTCGGTTTAATCACCTGCACGTCGGTGATAGTGGTTTCACCGCGCTTAATCGGGGTGTCGAGGGTTACAACGTTTTCTTTAGTGTCTTTCATGGTGTCTCTCTCAAATCAGGGGGAAAGGGCCAGCCCGGCGGGCTGGCGCAAAAATTACAGGCCGATCGCCTTGCGATGTTCGGCCAACCGGTCAACGCCGTCGACTTTCTCGACCATGTTCACGGTATCGACCTCGAGCAGCTCTTTGCCGTCGACGGTCAACTTGAAATAGGTGCAGTCGGTGGATACCTTGGTTTCGGTGTCCTCGCCCTGCTTGTACTCACCGAAGTCGATTTCTTTGTGGCGGCCACGCATCACCACTTCCACGGCGGACACCTCGCCGGTGTCGTCACGTTGGAAAGAACCGGCAAAGCGCAGCGGCACAGCATCGACTGCGCCCCATTGCTTAAGCACCAGCTCATCAATGCCGCCCATGCTCCATTCCAGCGCCAGCGCGTCATCGTCCAGCCCCATATCAATGGAGGCTGCACCGTTCATGCCGCCACCCCGGTATTTCTCCAGCTTGCGGGTGAGTTTTGGCAGCGTCAGCGAGGACACCACGCCCATATAATTGAAACCGTCGTTGAACAGGTTCAGGTATTTCAGTTTCTTAGGCAGAGCCATAAATCATCGTCTCCTTTAGCGATTCACGGACGCGGCGAACGTCGCCAGATAGCGGTCAGTGATGCGCTGGCGCAGGGTTAAATCTTCCAGCGGCGGCACCGGCGTGTAGTCGTAATCAATAAACAGCTTGCCTACCTTCAGGGTGTCCTTGTCGTTGGCGCTTTCGTCATACCAGCAATCACCGTCGATAATCAGCCCGGCGGATTTCAGCTCGCGGAACTTGGCTTTGATGCCGTCGATCATGTCGCGGGCAAGTGTCGGGGTGACCGGCCGGTCAATCGCCCACATGTGCGCCTCGGCCATGGTGTCGGCCAGCACCTGTGCGGTGCGGGTGTAGTTTTCGAACAGGAACAGCGGATCGTCTGAACAGGTACGCGAACCCCAGAATTTAAAGCCTTCCTTGCGGATAAGCGTCGTGACACACGCTTGGTTCAACAGATCGGCATCGGTGCCGGGAGCCTGTAGGTCCCAGAACACGCTCGCGCTGATGCCGGTCACGCCATTGACGCCGACGTTAGAAAGGGTTTTGTGCCAGCCGGTTTCTGTGTCGATTTTGGCGCGCAGGCCCAGCGCCCGTGCAGTGGCATAGGCAATGTCGCTCTTGTTGGTGGCGGTGTTCCAGCTGACAAAATCCGGCCAAATCAGCATCAGCTCACGCTGGCTGAAATTGGCGCGGTACTTGATTGCCTCCGCCATCGTTTTGCAGCCGTAAGCGCTGATATAGCCGAATGCACGCAACTTTTGGCAGATACCGGCCAATGCGGTAGCCACTTCCAGATTGTCATAGCCCGGTACGCCGAGAATGCGCGGCTTAACACCTAACTCGGCCTGCGCTGAGAGCAGCGCTTTCATGCCGGTGTAACGCCCTTCAGCGTTAGCGCCGCCGATGATATTTGAGGTGGTTTCTTTGGCGTCTTTGCCTTCGGCCACACGCACAACCACCGTGACCGGTTTTGACTGGTCAGCGATAGCCAGCAGTGCCGCTGCCAGCGTGCCTTTTTTACCGGCCTTACCGGAGGCAGCCAGCACGTCGGTGATCAGCACAGGGGTATTCAGCGGGAAAGTGGCCGCGTCGGCGTCCTCCGCCGTGCAGACCATGCCGACGATAGCCGTCGATACAGTGGAAATAACGCGGGTGCCGTCGTTGATTTCGACAACACGCACGCCGTGATGATAATCGCCCATGAATAGCTTGCTCCGTGGTGAGTAGGTGCAAGCATGATGCCGCCCGGTGTGCCGGGGCGCACGCGGTGGGTGGTGGAAGGCAGACCAGACAACAGGCCGCGCCTGCCGGGGAGGATTTAAGGGGATGACGATCGTTTTCGCCGATCAATAACAGCGTATTGATCTACGCAATCAATTGGACGGTATTTAAGCTGACGGGTTAAGGTCAACAGACAAGACGCGGCAACATCAGGGAAAGCCGCAAACACAAAGCCCGCATCGTTGAGTTGCGGGCTTTTTTCTTATGCATCGGGGGCTGACGGCCAGTTAATCGCCGGGGCGGCTGAAACATCCAGACGGTTAAGCATAACCCGATACCTTTTCCAGCCTTCCAGTCGGGCTTTTTCGGCATCGCTCACCATATCCAAATCAACCGCATCCTGCAGCGGTGCGATCATCTTGGCGGCTGCAGCAATACGGGCGCGCTGCTCTACCCGGGCTTGTTCTTGATGTTCTTCCGGTGTGTAAATCCGCTTGTCGATTTGCTTTCCATCAAACACCCAATCACCCGAAATATTCACCCGGCGATTTGCGGTAGTGTCTGCCACTTCGGCAACATTCAACCCTGCAGGCCATAACGTAGAAACATCCTTATTGGCCGCGATACTGCGAATAATGCCTTTTTCGTCATAAGCGATCTTTATTGTGTCAGCCGAAAAACTCTGCTGACTGCTATACCATTCCACGCCATCTTCGGAAAAAAGAAATAACGCATTATGCTGATTACTTAATTTAAGTTGTTCCGGTGTTTTTGGTGAACCGATTTTAAAGCCTTTAATATTCATCATGATTTATCGACCTATGGTGATCCATTGTCCATTTTTATAAATCTGGATATAACTCCAGAATAATTCTTCGGGAGAGTAGTCGCCATCCCAGTTATTGAATCCCGTCAATACGGTATTCTCGTGATAGGTATAGATGCCTGTAGCACCGTGCTGTGTTTCTGCGCTGTACCTGACGTTTTGAATAAAGTTTTGGTTAACCCAATCGACAGTTGCACGCGCCCCAACCTCACGGTTAAAGGTTCCCCAATCAACGCGGCTATTAACCTGCTCAATAACCGCATCCCATAACCATTTGTTACCCCAACGGCTGCCCAGAATATTGCCATCGCCGGCATGAGTTGCCGCACCTACATTGAAGGCACCTTGAATCGTTACGTCATGGCCCAACGTCATTGCACCCGTTTTCACATTGACAGCCATCGGGCGTAGGTTGTTAAACGTGCCGTACTGGTTTTTTGCATTGGTCAACATTAAATACAGGTTGCTGCCGTCGTTACGCCAGAACGTCCCGTGATCGCCGCCGACAATGCGATAGTTATCGATGGATGTTGATTGAATTTCAGCACTGGTTTTTAACATCCCGGTCAGTTGCCCGCCGGTCTTCATTAAATAGCGCCCGTCAGCCTCGGTTTTATTCCATGCGTTGACATCACCGGCCAACAAATTAATATCGCCACTCAGCGGCTTGCCGTTGATCTTGAGCGAGCGCACCGCATATTTCTTCATTGCTTCAGTGTCAGTCAGCGCACCGGTTTCCTGCGCAGTGGGCGGCTTGGCTGTCGTATAAATACGGGGATTTGCAGCCTGATTGGCCTCGGTTCCCCAATGCAACTCATTATCCAGAGCAACGCCAAGACGCATTAATGGCATAGCGCCAATCTGAAAACCTAGCGATAAATTACTCTGTGCAGTAGGTCTGCTCATCACAAATGGGGTATGCGCACCGCTCTCTATCCGCAGGAGTTCTCCCTCAGTGGAAGCACTATCGGATTTTATCGCCAACTTCTTCACCGTGCCGCCTGTCAGCATCAGATAACGCCCGTCGGCCTCCGTTTTATTCCACGCATTTACATCACTTGCCAACAGGTTAACGTCACCGCTTAACGGCTTGCCGTTAATCTTGAGGGCGCGTAAAGCATACTTTGCATCAGCCTCTTTTGCGGTGTAGCTGTTGCCGGAGTGCAAGAATTCAAACCAGCCGTCGATCCCTTTCCCAGCCTCTTTGGTGCGGAATGACATCCGCCCCTGACGCCAGCCAATCTGCAACCCGAAATACTCGCCCCCGGCGCTGGCCTGCCACGTCTGATTGATAATCCCGACGGAACTCCCCGCCTGAGCAAACGGCGGTTTATCCGGGTCGTTGACTTCTGCCCATGTAAATCCGGTAAACGCCCCTTGCCCCCAGATATCCGCCAGCGCGTGACGCCGTGCGGGCGGCGTCAGCCCCAGCCCGAAAGCCTGATCGGCCGTCAACACTTGCCCTGCGGCTTCACCGATATCACGTTGGGCGGCAGATTTTAACGCCAGCGCTTGGCGCGCCTTGGCTTTGTCCGGCAGATCTGAAAGGTTGTTAACGCGTTGAGCATAGCGGCCGTCAGCTTCTGCTTTACTCCATGCACCAACATCGGCCGCCGTGGGCTTGTAATCCGTGGTGTAAATCCGCGACCACTTCACCCCGTTTTCAGGTCGGTTAGACGCACCAATAAAGGCTGCGCCTAAGCCCGATACACTGACATATCCCGTTGACGGCGCGGCATCGCACGGCAGGCTAAGCACCCCGGCGGCGATATTGCCACTGATCGGCGGTTTGTTTTCGGAAGCCATATTCACGCGGTAAATTTGCGCAGTGTTGCAATAGGCGTTATCAAACGCTCGCGCACCGCCACCCAGCCCAAACGCACCGACGGCCATCAATTGCCCACCTTCAACACCGACGTTTTTTGTCGCGGCGCTGCCCAGTGCGAGATTGCCGCGTGCAGCGGCCTTATCGGTCAAATCGGAAAGATTAGCGCCCTTTTTGGCGCTGGCATCACTGACCGCTTTCAGCGCCTTTGGCGTGGCAGCCTTAGTTTCGTCGGTGCTGGTTGTGGCGCTGCTCAGTTGTACCAAGCCTTTCGCCGTGGTGCTGGCGTCCGGGTGATTGCGCGTTTTCTCATGGGCGCTAATAGCATCGGCAACAAAATCTTTGGTGGCCAATACCGTATCGCCCCCGGCGATCACCTGAATCGCCTCAGTGCTGCTGACAATCAGGATCATGCGCAGCGTCTGCGTACGCCCACTGCCTTCCGCCAGTTTTGGCTTGTAGCTCTCCGCCATATTGGCGACGGCGATCAGCGTTCCGGCTTCGTCATACAGGCCCATTTCCCGCAGCCAGAACCCGCCGACGTCGGCCGGGATAATCAGCTCCGCCACAATGTTGTTTTTCACAGCGCCGATTGTCAGCCCATTGAGCGCGGCGCGGTATTTCTCATTGACCAGCTTGGTCTGTGCAGGATTCGGTGTCGGCAATGTACCGTTGCCGTCACCGACAGCCATACGGGTGATTTTCAACTGGGTACCGCCAGCGGTGGCGGCGGCAATCTTGGCCACCCCGGCGGTGGTAATAATGGCTTTGTATTTGCTCATGTTTTTCTCTTTATCCGGGGTAAACGGTAATGACATCGCCATCCACAACGGCCGCGCCGGTGTAAATCCGACCGGGGATGTCCTGCAAGATGTTGAGGCCGATCAGGTGTCGGCTTAGCGGTTTGGCGTCGGCGATCAGGCGTTCCATTTCCCGATACATCTCCTCGGTGATACCGGTTTCTAGCACGCCAATATCAAGCCTGAAGGTGCCGGGCGGATCGTCACCGTGGAACCATTCGATAACGTTAATCAGGTAGCCGAGCGGCTCCACCACGCGGCGCACGGCCCCAATGGTGCCTTTATGCCGGTGAATATAGAACGCGGCGGACACCACGCCCCGCTTGATGTCCTCCGGCCAAACCTCATCCCACCTGTCGACGGAAAACGCCCACGCCAGATAGGGCAACAGCGGCAAAGGACAGGTTTTTGGGTTCCATAGGTCACGCAACGCAACCGGCACATGCTCCAGCTCCGTGCACGCAGCGGCAGCGGCCACTTCCAGCGGCGATGAACCGACCGGTAACAAGCGGTTATTCATCGTCATCGGCGCGCCCTGGTGTAATGGTGTAACCGGTGCAATAACCGGCCTGCGTCTTATCAAGCACGATATCAACGGCCGGTTTAGTGATCTGCACGTCTTCCACCCCTTCGACTTTCAGCGCGGCGTTGATGCCGGAGCGGCGGATATTTCGACCCAGCCGCCGCATGTTTTGCACATAGGCACGTAGCCGTTTATCGGCCGTGTCGAGGATGGGCGCAACCTCCGGGCCGGGGTACAGAGACAAAACGGCCTCGATGGCGTAACGGGTAATTCTTGCAGACTGCACGGTAAGCCGATCACCAACCGGGCGCACATCTTCATCATTCAGCGCCACGCTGACAGCTTGCAACAGCTCAGGGCTGGCAGCGCCGTCGCCGTCACGCGATAACACCGTGACGGTCACGCTGGCCGGGGTTGGGCTGATCGCCGTCACATCGGCCACGCGGCCATCTGCCGAGCGGGCGTGAAAACGGTATGAACCGGCCGATCCCGCCGTGCTCATCCCTTCAAAAGCATCTTGCAGGCGCAGACGGTAATCCTCATCTGACTCCATGACCGCCGGTGTCGGCGGGATAGTGGTTTCATCCGCCGGAGTGATCACCAGTCGCGGGGTATTGAAATTCGCGCCGATCTGGTCAAGGTCGCTACCGGTGGCATAAGCCAGCATCAGCGCTTTAGCGGCATCGTTGACGCGTTGACGCAAAATCACCTCACGGTAGGCGTTTTCCTGCAGCAGCTTCACGATCGGCTCAGACTCCAGCGCCAGTGTGCGACTGAGGGCTTCCCGCTGTTCCTCCGGGTAGAGCGAAATCAACGTGGCCTTACGCTCAGCCAAAATGTCTTCATAATCCACTGTCTCCACGATGAGCGGTGCGGGCAGTTGGGACAGGTCAATGGTTGCCATGGTTTCAGCTCACAGGAACAGACAGCGACAGCGCGCCGGGGGCATCGGTGCGGGTGCCGGTGATGTCGATCACCATCTTGCCGTCGTAGGTGGTATTAAAGGTGATGCCAGTCAGTTTTACACGTGGCTCCCATGCCAGAATCGCGCTGTAACAGGCGGCCATGATTTGCAGGCGCAGCGTGTCATTCTGCGGCTGGTCAAGCAGCGCTGACAGCAGCGAGCCATAGGCCCGGCGCATAGGGCGTGAACCCTGCGGCGTGATCAGGATGTCTGCCACGGACTGGCGAAGATGCTCGATGTCCGTCAGTGCGCGGCCGGTATCGCGGTTCATGCCAAGGTATTTCGCGTTGTTCATGCCGGTTTATCCGTGTTACCGCCGCCGTTCTGGACGCCGCCGTGCGTATGTTTATCAACAACAATGCCGTTGGATGTGAACGATCCACCGCTGTGCTCAATGCTGCCGGTCATCTTCCCGCCCTTCAGCACTTCCAGCGTGCCGGTAGTGAGCTTGTTCGTGCAAACCACCTCCGGCGCATCAAGGGTGATTTTGTCAGCCTTGACCATCACCACTTTGGTGCTGACGGTGATCGACTCGGACGCCTGTACGTTGGCAGTTTTTATGCCGGTAACACTCAGCGCGCCGGTTGCCGGTTCGTACTCAATTACGGCATCGTCCGGGAAGGTGATATGTATCGCATCCGCCGAGGCCGATGGGGCCGGGAAGTCATCGGAAAAAACACCCGGCAGCACAAAGGCGGTATCCAGCTCGCCGCCCAGCGCCAGCACTAACACTTGCTCACCTTCAGACGGTGCCCACCACACGCGGGTACGCCCGGCACGGCAGGTTAGCCAATTCAGCCAGTCGGTAAGGTTGCCTGCGGTATCGACACGGCAAAGACCGCTCTCGAGGTCGACGGCGTTCACGGTGCCAATGCGGATCAGGTTGCGCAGCAAGCGCAGGATGTCGGATTGATTTTTCATGCTGAAAGAATGCCGTTCGCCGTGGGCGACGGCAATGGAAAGGGGTTGGAAGATCGAAGAAACAACAAAGCTATTCTGAAAGAAAAGATTTACTATATGCATTCAAACCCTTCATTTATCGAAATCAGGACTCTACGAATGAAAATGAAATTCTTCACTTTGGATAGAACCAAAAGACAAATAGAAATGTTGAAGGGGAATTTAGCAAAAGCAATTCCCTCAGATGAGTTTGAGAAGTCAAAAATTGATTATATTAGATCAATACTTGATTCTTTTACCAATGATGACCCAAAGTGGGATGAGTCAACCCAGTTCAATATAGAAAGAATAGGCGCAAGGCTAGTTGATACAACAATAACAGCAACCAATCAAGATAGAGATATTGACGCCCTTCTTGCTGATTGTTTTAGATTTTTCATTGAGAGAAACATATCTAGAAATGAGAACTTTACATCATATTATATTAATTTCAGGGATTTTGTAACAACAAATAAAGGCAAGTTATCCAGACTAGCTGAAAATGAAGTTAATTATGCCATAACAAATATGCCTATTGACATCATTCAGTTTGAATTTAATGATGAAAATTTATTACTTATAAGAGCATTTATAAAATCACATAAAGATAATGAGCAATACCTCACCCAATGGCAAAACGAGCTAGACTCGAGAAAGGCTGAAGTCGATAAGTTAAAGTTAGCCTTAGAAGAGCAAGAAAATGCTTTTAATTTTGTGGGATTATACAAAGGATTTGATGATCTTGGAAAGATAAAAGAAAAAGAAAGCAAAATAGCAACAAAAATACTATTAGTTTTGGGATTCTTAATACCGATACCTATAGGTTTAGAGTTTTGGTTCATTTTATTTAAGAGTAACAGCCTTACACTAACACACTCACTGATAACATTAATACCATCAGTGTCGCTCATTTTGATATTAATATATTATTTTAGAATAGCACTCCACGACTATAAATCAATCAAAACACAAGTCAACCAGATAGAGTTAAGGAAGAGTTTGTGCAAGTTCATACAGAATTACGCTCAATACTCTGCAGCTATCAAAAAAGACGACAAATCCGCGCTGGAGAAATTCGAAGCAATTATTTTCTCTAACATTGCTATGACAGATGAAAAACTACCGTCAACTTTTGATGGAATTGAGTCCATTGCAAACTTAATTAAATCAGCGAAAGGTTAGTAGTTGCCCCCATCAGGGGGCTACTTGTTCGATAATCGCACTCTCAATCATTTTAATGTCTGCCGGGCTAAATCCCAGCAGCGGGCGCGCCTCATATTTCACAGCCTCGCTGCACGCTGTTGGCCGGTCACGCAGGCCATAATGATGCACGTTAGCCATGCGCTTAACACGCCCGACAAACTCCACCACGGCATCGTCGCCACTCCCCTTGGCTTTCATGTAGCGGGCGGTGCGCAGCTTTGAGAACATCGTCCGAGCGCGCAGGCGCTTTGTATTGCGCAGCGACGTTTTGCGCGGCGCATAAGGCGTGCCGTCCGGTGCCTGCTGGCGCTTAATATTCTGCTGCTGGCTGGCACGCAGGCGCTTAGACACGGCGACGGCCAATGACTTACGGGACTGCGGCGACAGTGCGGTAATCAGCCCGGCCAGTCGGGCATCAAAGGGGCTAAACTCGTTCATGCCATTCACTCACTAATTCACCATGTACATAGAGCTGCATGGGACGCCTCACGTTTTCCGGCAATGGCGGCTCCGGCAGGTGCTTAACGTGCAGTGCGCCGCCGTCCTGCTCTTTGACAACAACACGCTCGGTCAACTGCAGCGACACGCTGAAATCATAAGAGCCGTCGTTATTAAAATCCGTCTCGAAAGTGCAGCCGGTGCGGCGTTTTTCCTCGGTCGCCATGATGTCCGGCTGGTTCTCCCGCAGCCATGCCTGAATCGGCACCATGATTAAATCCAGATCGCCAGTGTAGTCCAAGAACAGCAGATTCAGCGTATAGCGGTATTCATGCGACAGCGAGGTGGCAAACGTGGCGGCCACGCTGCCCCGCTCTACCCGCACCTGTAAATTTCCGGGGTTACGCTGTAGCCATTGCAGGCAGTTTGTCAGCTCAGCGCGGAGCTGTTGCGGCTTTAACATTGTGTTGCTCCTGACAGGTTTTAATGGCGTCCACCTGCACCGCGCAGGTCGCTAACGCATCTTCAAGCTGACGAATGTCGGCGCTCAGGTCGCCGTTAGTCGCCGGACGGCTGGACGGTATCCGGCATGGGTTCACCGTCGGACAACCAACGTAGATAATCTGCGGCGCCGATGAAGCCGGGACGCTGGTGCAGCCTTGCAACGTCAGCAGGCAAAGCAGTGTTGAACCAATCGCGTAATGTTTGGTTTTCATTGAGTAATCTCTGTATTTTTTGCTCGCGATTCAGCGCCAGCCGGTGTGCGTTGTCGAGGTCAGCTCTCAGGTTTTTCTCTTCCTGCGCCAGTTGGCCGGCCGCTGTTTGCAACCTGCTGATCGCCGTGCGGGTGTCGGTCAGCGCCGCCGTTATCTTGCCGTTTTCCCGCTGCGCTTCGCCCAACTGATCACCCAGAGCGATAGCCTGCCATTTAAGCCAACCGACGACAGCCAGCGCCAACAACAGAAACAGCGCGCCGGTACGGTTCATAACGTGGTTCCTGTCAGACAGCGGGCCATCTCCGCCGCCCGCCGACGCTCCAGCCCCTTGGATTTAGTCCCGTTGACATACACCCAGCGCGGCAACTGCTGGCAGGCGCTGCGCCAGTCCTCCCGCTTGATGAAACCGGCCAGTGTAGAGCCACAGGCGGCCGTAACGCCGACGTTAAAGGCAAAGGAAACCACCGCGTCATACACCGGCGGCGGCATCGTGACAGGCATACAGCGGCCTATGGCACGCTCTACCCGATACACGTCGGCCACCAGATTGACGGCGGCTTGGCGCTCGCTGATCACCGCGCCCGGCGATACATCGGCAGTGTGCCCGATGCCGCTGGTCCAGACTCCCGCTTGGCACTGGTAGGGCGACAACTGGCAGCCCTCAAAATCAGCCAGCAGACGCAATCCGCCCTCAGAGGTATGCAGCGCGCTGTATTGCGGCAGCAGCGCTGCCAATGCCAGCACGGCGGCCACCGTGCAGCGTTTAGCGATTGAGTTCATCGAATGCCCTCCGGCTGACGCCGAGCTTGTTCAGCAACTGGTAGCTTTTGCGGCGGTAATACCAGTTAACGAGAAAGGTGCCGACGCCGACGGCGGCCCCGACCATAAAAGCGATGTCCTGCGGCGAGTACTTGCCGATCCACGCAAGGAACACCGCCACCGCGTAGGCTAAAAATGAGGTGATCCGCTCCATTGTTAATCCCATAAATTGACGGTTTCACGCTGCGGCGCGGGGGTCACGTCCGGCAGCTCGATCGGCTGGCCGTGGGGCAAAATTACCCCGGCATCGGCCAGCCCTGCATTGAGTGAATAAACCTGCTCAACCACACCCTGCGTGCGCCCGTAGTAGCGCCAGCAAATCGCGTCAACGGTGTCGCCCTGTAGGGCGTAGACTTTCATCAGAGCAGCCCGATAATGCAGTGAGAGCGCTCGGCCACATTGCTGATCGCATTACGGGCGTTGCGCCACAGCTCGCCGATTGAGGCTTCAATCACATCGGCCTTACGGCCGCCGGTGGCGGTAGTGTCTACACTGCGGTATTGCTCCGAGAGCGTCGCCATGGTCATGGCGCTAACGGCGTTGCGGTACTCACTCACCCGCACACTTTCGCCGTCAATCTGGTCGCCCGGCACATCTTCCAGTCGCTGGTAGCCGTCGGCCATCTGGTCGCGGCGGAAGGTGAACAGCTCGGCGTTAACCTCCGCCATCGCGCTTTTAATCGCCAGCCGCAACCGCGGGGCGGTGATCGTACCTTCAATGCGCATAACATCGCGCACCTCCGCCGGGCGGATGTCCGGGAAGAAAAAGACGTTTTTAACGATCGGTTCATCCTCCGGGCGCGGTGCGGGCGCGTCCGGGCGTGGCGTATGAATTACGATACTCATGTGACCTCAAAAAATAGGGGGCGGTGGACGACGGCGTTGACGAGGTGAAACCTGTCGCGGCCGTCGTGCCGCCCGGCGCGGGGCGCGTTCTGTCAGCGGTTGGAGGCGGTGCGTATCGCCCGCTCCAGCCGTTCAATGTCCTTTTTCACGCCGCAGCCGTTATGCAACTGCAACGCACGCTTCAGGTGGTTTAATGCCAGTTCAGCCCTGCCCGTTTCGCGCAAGACGTACCCGGTGATCTTGTGCAGCTTGGCACGCACTTGGTCGGGCATGTCTTCTGCGTCGGTGAGTTCCATGGTCTGCATGAGGTGGTCAACATTGACCGGCTCCCCGGCCTCATGGGCGCGGGTGGCAGACTCGGCGACATCTTCTGCGATGAGGTACGGCGTGGAGCGCGAGAAGTTGCCCGGCGGAGCCAGCTTGTGGCGCAACGCGTAGCGAGCAATGTCCAGCGCGCCGGGAATATCCCCGGCATCCAGTCGCCAGATCATGACCGTCATCAGAATGGCGTCCTGCGCGCCGTTGCCTTCGGCCAGCACTCCGGCAACCCATGGGGCATAGTCCGGCAGCAGTTGGCGCTTGAGTTCGGCCTTGCGCTCTTGTGAGCGTATCTGCTTGAGCTTTCGCTTATCTTCATAGAGTTTAAGCATCATCAGTTCGTAGCCGTTGGCATGGCGCAGCGGGTCATTTTTCCGCTGCGCAGCCTCGACCGCTGACTGGCGCAAAAGGTGACGGCGGGCAGGGCTGGTCATGGTTATTTACCGCCTTTCGCTTTGTCGTCTACCGGATCTTCCTCCGGGCCTTTCACCTCAACATCAGCGACAGGCTCCGCCGGGGCTGCAGCAGCTTTCACCGCTTCAACGATGGCACCGGCCAGCGTCTTGATGTCCTCACCAGAGGATGTCAGCGCCGCCTTAGTCTGCGGATCGGTTGGCTTAGCAGGCAACAGCTCGATGTTTTCCACCAATGCGCCGCAGGCGTAATCCTCCACTACGTAATCTTCATTGATGGATTCGTAGTTCTCGATGCGGTCACGTTTTGAGTTCTCCACCATATGGCGGCGGTGCGTGTCTTCCTGCCAATAAATCGACAGGTTATCCATGCGTGTGATCAGCAGCGCATCCGCAGGGAAGTAAGGCACGCGCACTGCGGGCAGATTGCCTATGCGCTTCTGGCTGATAATCAGATCGGCGGCCATCGCCTCAGTGTTCGGCTGTTCCTGATTGACCAGCGGGAAGTATTTATCCGCCAGCAACTGACGGCCGCAGATCACCACCAGTTCCGGGTCTTCCTGATACCACGGCGCAATCAGGTTGTTTGTGGCATCCATCACCAGCGCATCGAGATTAGCGTAATCGCCACCGGCACCCACGCGGAGCTTTTCAGACACCACGCTTCCATCTTCGGCAACCACTTTATTCATCACTCGGCTCGGCGCGTTCTCGCGGTATTTCTGCAGCCAGCCCGGCGCAATGTCCTGCAACAGAGGGAACTTGATGCGGTTGGAGGTTTTCGCACGGTGCGTGCCGTTAAAGCCGATCATGATGCGGTCTAACGCCTGGCGTTTCACAATCGCATCGCGTAAGCGGGTCTGGAAATCCTGATAACGCGCCCACAGGTCAAGGGTGTTATAGCGAATGTGGAAATCGTAGTTCACCTGCTGGCAGAAATAGCCCTCAGCATCCAGCGTGGCAAAGTCAGCGGTTTCGCGCTCATCGCCGCCTGCGGTGTCGGTGTTACTGGCAATCGTGCCGCTGACATTCAGCCCAATTTTTTCCGCTTTCATCTCCGGCACCGGCACAATGTTGATGCGGGTCAGAAATGAGGAGGAATCCTGTACGCGGGTCATGATGGTCTGCGTGACAGACGGCTCTACGCTGAATTTCTTATCCAGATCACCGGTTTCGACGCCGTTCAGCTCGGCCAAGCGAGACATAAAAGCATTAAATTTAAAGCGAGTTTGCTTACGCATTTTTATTCCTGTTTTTATTCGTCTTTATTGGGTGTGACTGCCTTAGCAGTCGGTCAGCACATCCTGCGCGCCGTTGCCGCCGGTAGCGTCTGGGCGCGTCGGCTGGCTAAAGTCTTCGGTGGTCGACAACTGGGTTTTCAGCTCAGTGAAAGCAGTGCGGCCGGTGTCTACCTGTTGCTTGAGGTTGGCGACCTCCTCATTAAGTTCGGCCGTGGTCTGGGTAAAACGCGCCTCCGCTTCCTGCAGTTGTTCGGCCACGGTCAACACCGCGCTTTCCATCTCGCCAAAGCGCACGTCGTCGGTAGCTTGCTTGCGAGTAAACATCGCCTTAACGCGGGCAGAGAATGAGGATTCAGGGTCAGCGGCAGGCTCAAAATCAAAATGGACTTCCAGCGGCGCAGAGAACTCAACGGCTTCATGGCGGCGGCTGAATTCCAGCATGTCAGTGCCGAGGCTGGCCGGATCATCGGTCACGGCCAGCCCGACCAAATAGGCTTTGCCGGTCTTGGCGAAATCGCGGCGGATCTCCATCGAGGTGAAAACCTTTTGGCCTGCGCCGACCATCGACACCAGATCGGCGGTTGGGGCCAGACTGGCATAAAGCGCCCACTTGCCATGCAACAGCGGTTCGCCCGGCTCGTCGATTTTCTCGGCCTTCAGCTCAACCACGCCGCCGTAACGGCGGAAATAGCTATCCGGCAAAATGCCCTTGATGTGTTCCAGATTGATGCGTGCGCCATACACCTTCGTGCTGTAGGTCGCGGCCATCTGCTGAATATCTGCAGCGCCGATCTCGCGGCCATCAACGGTGTCGCCTTCAACGCCGACGCGGAAAAACTTAGAAACTTTCTTTGCCATGTAAACGGCTCCGGTTGTGGTGGTTGGGTTCGGAGCTAGTTTCAGGGGAATGGCATCGCGTCTCAACGCGTTGCGGTTGGAAGATCTTAGGCACAACAAGGGCTTAATGCAGGGTGTCCGGCGCTTCCGTAGCCTTGGCATCATGAAAACGACACCGACGACAACCATCATCAGCGATCCGCGCCGCCAAGCAGCCCTGCTCTACTGGCAGGGCTTCTCTGTGCGCCAAATTGCGGAGACGTTGAACGCCAAGGCACCCACCGTGCAGAGCTGGAAGCTGCGCGACAAATGGGACGATATCGCGCCCATTTCCCGCGTGGAGCAAAGCATGGAAGCGCGGTTGATTCAGCTCATTATGAAAACGCAAAAGGAGGGTATCGACTTCAAAGAAATTGACCTGCTCGGCCGCCAGATTGAACGGCTGGCACGGGTCAATCGCTACTCAATGAGCGGTAACGAGGCAGACTTAAACCCGAATGTCGCCAACCGCAACAAAGGCGAGCGTAAGCCCGTCGAGCGCAACCTGTTCAGCGAGGCCGCCGTGGAGAAGCTGCAAAGCATCTTCATGGAAAATGCCTTCGAATATCAAATGGGGTGGTATCGCGCAGGGCTGCAGCATCGTATTCGCAACATCCTGAAATCGCGCCAGATCGGCGCAACATTTTTCTTTGCCCGCGAGGCACTTCTCGATGCACTGACCACCGGCCGTAATCAGATTTTCCTGTCGGCTTCAAAGGCGCAGGCGCATGTATTCCGCAATTACATCATTGATTTTGCCCGGCGGGTCGATGTTGACCTGAAAGGCGATCCCATGGTGTTACCGAACGGCGCCCGCCTGATTTTTCTCGGCACCAATGTGCGCACCGCGCAGAGCTACACCGGCAATCTGTACCTTGATGAGTATTTCTGGATACCGAAGTTTCAGGAACTGCGCAAAGTCGCCAGCGGGATGTCACTGCACGCCAAATGGCGCACTACCTACTTTTCCACGCCGTCCAGTCTTGCACATTCCGCTTATCCGTTCTGGTCGGGGGAGCTGTTCAACAAGGGCCGCCGCAGCAAGAACGACCATATGCAGCTCGACCTCAGTCACAGCCACCTTGCAAAAGGCGTGCTGTGCGGGGATGGGCAGTGGCGGCAGATTGTCACGGTAGAGGATGCACTGACCGGCGGCTGTAACCTGTTTGACCTCAATCAGCTCTCCCTTGAATACGCACCATCAGAGTATCAAAACCTGTTGATGTGCGAATTTGTGGACGATACCGCGTCGGTATTCCCCTTCGCCGAGCTGCAAAGCTGCATGGTCGATACGCTGGAAGAATGGGAGGACGTTAATCCGTACGCCGTGCGGCCTTTCGGCTATCGCCCGGTGTGGATTGGTTACGATCCGTCGGAGGCCAACGGCGGCGACAGCGCCGGGTGCGCAGTGATCGCGCCGCCTATGGTGGCCGGTGGCAAATTCCGCGTACTGGAGCGCCACCAATGGCAAGGCATGAACTTTGCCGATCAGGCTCAGAAAATCGCAGACCTCACCGAAAAATATTGCGTGGAGTACATCGGTATCGATGCGACCACCGTCGGGCAAGGTGTTTTCCAACTGGTGCGCGAATTCTTCCCGGCAGCGCGGGAAATCAAATACACCCCAGAAATCAAAACCGCCATGGTGCTGAAAGCCAAAGACACCATCGGACGCGGCTGTCTGGAATACGACACCAGCCACACCGATATCACCGCCGCCTTTATGGCGATCCGCAAAACCATGACCGCCAGCGGCGCACGCTCCACCTACACCGCCAGCCGCAGCGAAGAAGCCAGCCACGCCGATGTCGCGTGGGCAATCATGCACGCCCTGTTAAACGAGCCGTTAACCGCAGGCAGTGGCCACAGCAGCCCGAACATTTTGGAGTTTTATTGATGAGTAAACGCAAAGGCCGTAAGGCACTCACCTCCCCGGCTTCCACCACTCAGGGGCAAGACTTTGAGGCGTTCTCCTTTGGAGAGCCTTCTCCGGTGTTGGATAAGCGGGAAATTCTGGATTACATCGAATGCACAGGTAACGGCAAATGGTACGAACCTCCGATCAGTTTCGACGGACTGGCGCGCAGCGTACGGGCCGCCGTTCACCACAGCTCACCAATGTTCGTGAAGCGCAACATTTTGGCGTCTACCTTCATCCCCCACCCCATGCTGAGTCAGCAGGAATTTAGCCGTTATGCGCTGGATTATCTGGTGTTTGGTAATGCCTTTTTAGAGGTAAGGAAAAACCAACTTGGCGAACCGCTTCGCCTGCAATGCTCACCGGCAAAATATACCCGCCGGGGTGTTAAACCAGATACATATTGGTTTGTACAAAACTGGAAAGAGCCTCACCAATTTGCGCCGGGAAACGTGTTTCATCTGATTGAGCCGGATATCAATCAAGAGCTGTACGGCCTGCCGGAGTACCTGAGCGCCTTGAATTCTGCGTGGCTGAATGAAGCGGCGACATTGTTCCGCCGCAAGTATTACCAGAACGGCGCACATGCCGGTTACATCCTGTATATGACCGACGCGGCACAGAGCACCAGCGACGTCGACAGGATGCGCCAAGCCATGCGAGATACAAAGGGGCTGGGTAACTTCCGCAATTTGTTTATGTATGCACCGAACGGTAAACCCGATGGCATAAAAATCTTGCCGCTGAGTGAAGTCGCTACCAAAGACGACTTTTTCAATATCAAGAATGCTACACGGGATGATTTACTGAGCGCGCATCGTGTTCCACCTCAGATGATGGGGATTATCCCGAACAATACCGGCGGTTTCGGGGACGTAAAAAAGGCCGCTCAGGTGTTTGTCCGCAACGAGCTGACGCCACTTCAGGAGCGTATGAAGGAGGTGAACGAGTGGATCGGGGAAGAAGTGATTAGATTCGCGCCGTATGAGCTACCGGGTGAATAAGCAAAAGCCGCCGAGATTGGCGGCTTTAAATTATTTAGCATGTCTTTGTGCTCGCCGTGCTTTAGCCAGCTTTATTTTTTCTGGCTCCGTATAAAGCCTCTCTAAAAGAGTTTCTGTAAACTCTTGCAAATCAATTGCCGATGCCTCATCCAATATTCCTTCATGAGCACCATCATTACCATCATCTTTAATACAATCTGCTAACTCCCGGAATGCATCTGGTAATACTCCATTATCAAATAACCACTCCATCCTTAAACCCAAACTTCTTTTAACCTTAGCCGCCGGGCCACCCTTATCATTTTCAGGGACTAATGATTTTGTCGCAAAATCAAGACATAACCTAAACATTGTAGCGGCGGCATTATAACATCCTATAGTCATACACTTCGCCCCTTCAACATAAGCTTTCTCTATGTTTTCAGGAAGATACTCAGGCGGTTCATCAGCGTCAAAATCTTTAGATGTAATATGCCCCATAACCCTGTAAAAGTCATTAATAGCCCCATGAATTCTTTCAGGGTAAAATTCGTCACCATTAAACCTAGATTCTGTTTTGGCTACATGAAAAATTGTGCCTGTATGACAGTGCAAACACTCACAATAAACCTCAAAGTTTTCTTGCCAACCAAAACGAAATCCTATGAGCAACTCACCTTTAACGTTAAAGGTAATATGCTCGGCACCACAACGGGGACAATCATGAACCAACTGAGACATATTATAATCAACCTAGTAGGGTTAATAGAATAAAGCAGAGTCTTCCTCTGCTTAATAATTATGAATGTTTCTCAATGACTAAATCAACGCCTTCATTCAGCAGCTCATTAATCGACTGCCCTGTAGCCTGCGCAGTAATGGCTAACGCTTGATGGCGCTCTGGCGACAAGCGGGTGGTCACTTTGCCGCTATACGATTTGTACGGCGCAATGCCATCTTTTTCACACTCATCTAAAAAGACTGCAAGTGAAATAGAGCCTTCTTTTTTCAGCTCTTCAACACTGTAAGCGTAGAAGTCAGCACCGCCATTCAGTCCGACAAACTCACCCCGGAACATTTCAATTTCAGGGTCAAATGTGATGACGGCCACGTGGCCGTCGATTTTAAGTGTATTGTTCATCATGGTTTAATTCCTAAGCTATCCAACCAGATCCGTATGGAGTTAACCGCCCCCTTGTCAGTGGTAGGTCTGGGGTGTGGCCGGTGAAAGACACGTTTTTCACCTTTCAACAGCACCGCGATCCTAGAACCTTCCCTTTCGTGAATCTCCGCCCCTAATGCGGTAAAAAGCGCCTCAATATCAGACCACTTTATAGAACCGTTGACAGGCCGGGCAAACACATCTGACAGCGTTTTTTGGTGTCGTTTGTTCATGGGGTTTATAGTATCACTTTACGACACCACCGCAAGGGTTTAATAGTGTCATTTTTTGGTATCATAAATATAAGCCATACAATTGACCGCTGTAAGCCCCTGAGAGCGTCGCTATTGCGTTGCATTATAAATCTGCGTAGATGCTTGGATGTTGAGATAAATCGCCGTGACGGGCCGCAGGCGGGCAATCTGAAATGGTCTAAACACCGCTTGCGCGCAATGCTATCCCCGCCTCGCCTGCCCGCTTCGTGTGTCGCTTTTCATGCAGATGCATGATCCAGTGCGATCCGCTCCAGTGCTGGCGCTTCGGGGGTAAAACTCACACCGGATCATCATGCAAATTCATGCACCTAATGCATGCATAGGGTATTTAGACTTGAGTTGGCAACATTCCCTAGCAGCGCACAACCCAATCCGCTAGTCCGCGCTGAGCGAGGAACGGACTTTTTATAGCAATCAACTTGAAATCTTACGGTGTATACTTAATACCAACAACTTATTAATTTTGCAAAATTTTCCTTGAGGATCTTTATCTTTTAAGATTACAATCCCATACTCATATTTGTAGTTGACTTACTACTTTAGCAAGCCATAAATTCAATAAAATTGATAATTTTAAATTAAAAATCCATTTATAATCCAATTGTAAAACTTAGGAATGAAGGATCGTGAATATTTTAAATCTGCTTAATTTTGGTTGGGTTGGAAGCCTGATTGGGATAGTTAGCCTATTATTTGCTGCTTACGTTTATATTAAATCAGTAAAAAAAGCAGAGCCATGCTATCAATGGAGAACAAATACAATCATAGGGGATATTCATGATGACATCTCCTCTAAAATACATATAACTTTCGATTCTAGAGATATAAAGAACTTGAAAAGAACTTTAGTTGTTTTCTGGAACAACGGCAAGGAATACATTGACAGGAATTTGATTCTTTCAGAAAATCCTTTATCGATATCATTTAATGATGGAGAAATTCTCAGTCACCAGATAAAAAGCACTAACAACAATAGCATTGTTGCAGGCACTCTTTTGAAAGATAAGAAAATATTAATCGATTTCAATTGTTTAAATAGAGACAATGCTCTGTGCGTCGAAATTTTACACACAAGCAGTAATATAGAGCCAATAATATCTGGAACTATAAAAGGTGTAGATGATGGAGTATTAAACAAGGGGAAAATACACTCAGAATCTTTTTTAACAAAAAACAGGCTCACTAAATACATAATCCCCGCACTTGGTGTGCTGTTATTCATATCCGGCGTCATATCTTTCTATTTTGGTGACTTCTCTGACTTAAATAAAATCAGTACCTTAGGTATAATATTTGAATGGAATGACAAGCTTGAAGCGACAATTAAAGAACATCACATTCAATCTTGGTCTTTAATAATTATTGGTGCTTTCTATGTCATAATGCCATTATCAACAAAGTTTTTCCTTAGAAATAAAACACCCAAAAATATTGATTTAAATTAATCATCTAATAATAAATATTCGTGCTGAACAAATAAAAGTATATGTATGCATATACAGAGAACACAAGCTTTAAGAAGGTCAGCTCCTGGCACAGAGCTGACCTGATAGGTTAAGCTCTGTGCTGTTAAAATGTCAGATCAGGTCTGAGCTAATACAATTTTTAGCACAGATAAAGGTATGTGTTGTGCTGATAGCGGTCCTCTTCAATCAACTTGAAAACATGGCCAGACCTATTTTTTATGTAGTAGTTCGCCTCCTCCGGGGTGACGTGCGTCCCTTGCTTTGTCGCTGCATGTATAAAGTCTACCGTCTTAATCCTGCATCCTTTGTCGGTAGTTTTCAGCGCTTCTATGAACGCCCCAGTCATGTGTAAATCTCGTTTCATACGTCACCTACTGGATCAAGAAATAGTCGCAAGTTGTTTAATCACAGCTGCTTTTTCCGGTGCGATGTTAGTTTTCATCTCACCGGCCAATTCTGAAATCCATATCAGCGCAATGTCTTTATCTTTAGCTTGGCTCTCATAACAAACCCCCAAGCGGGCAATGAGTTCAATACGTTCCAAAACAACCAATTCTTCCACTGCTGGTAAATGCACCCTGTTCCTCCGATGCTTAATCACTGTATATACATACAGTATTAACCATAAATTTGGCTTCCGCAACTAATTATTAAAAACCTGCCCAATCATTAACCAGCGCATACTGCATTGAAATATCACCAAATTTGACTTTAGCACCACGCGCTAGCGCTTCCAGTTCCCATCTCTTAGCGGCAATGTCGTGCAGTGCCAAATCGGCCCGAATTACTCCCAGCCGGTCACGTTCTACCGAGGTCAATCTTGCTGAAGGGGCAACATCTGGAACGCTATAAGGGTCAAAACTGCGCTGGGGTTTCTTTATCTGTGAAGGAATAGCCCGTATACGGCTCATGACAGACCGTGTAACGATCATATCATCCCAGTCAATTGGGGTTTCCGGTGGGTGCTCTAGCACCGCCACGGCCTCTACAGGTTCACTATTCTGCGTATTTGTCGTGCCTTTGCTATCGACCAACCCACAGTTATTGACAGGACTCCGAGGCGCGCCGGAGGCGCTTTTCAAAGTCAAAGGCTCAACGGCAACGGATTTAGCGACAATGCGCCATTGCGTCGTGCGGGTTTCATAAACTCGATCGGCACCGATATGCGGGGCAAAAATCCCCGCGATTTTCTGGACTTCTTCGTCATAGGCGTTGAGTTGGTCGGCAACCCGGCGGGCAACTCGTACGGTCTGATCATCGCGGCCAACGTTCGGCCCACCCTGCGCCAAAATGTAAGCGGCAAAATCACCGGCATCAGCGGCAGCGCGCACCGCCTCCACGCTTTCGTCAAACTCATCGGCCAGACTGACGGTGCGGATCTTGCGGCATTCACGCCACGCGCCACGCGACGGCAGGCCAATGAATTGAAATTGGGGAATGCGCCACGTGGAAGCCCACGCGGTGACAGCGGCGGCAGTCTCGGTCAACAGCTCGCCGGTCTCATGATCACGCTCGCCATCCAGCGCGTAACCGTCGATATTTTTGGCGATGTATTTGGCGATATAGCCCGCCGCGCCACCTTTGTTCAGATGCTTGCAGTCAAAACGATTCTTAGCAGCGCCGCGTTCGTCGCCATCCTCGGCCATGGCATAACGCCGCATGATATCGATCACCGGCTGGCGCTGCTCTTTGGAAGTAAACAGCATCATATGCCAGTGCGGCGTTGCATCGTGATGCGGCTCGACAACGCGCACGCCGTAAACTTGCAGCCCGTTGTCTTTAAACGCCGTCCGAATGTTGCTAAACAAATTTACAAGATAACGCTGGCCGTCTTTTGGCGTGTACGCTTCTTCATCCCAATTGTGGTTAAACTGCACCTTCGGGCTGTTTTTGCCGACGGTACGGGTCGGATGGTATTTGGATGGCGTGGTGATGGTGATAAACATCCCCTTATCGCCTTTAATCTCGGCAGCCTGTTGAACCCCAGCAACTATCGTCATTAGCTCCATGCGGCGGATCTCCGGGTTAGAGATACTCGCCATTACCTTATCGATTAGGCTGAATCGTTCACCGGTTTCGACGTTCTCCAGCTCGCGGCTGTTGAGGTAATCAAAGTTAGACTGACGGCGTGCTTTCACATCACGGATCGCCTGCTTGCTGGCATAGGACGACGCCCCACGGTTCACATTGCCGACGGCAATCAGCAACGCCTCGCGCCAGCGCGTGCGCTGGGCTTTTAATTGGCGTTCCCACCATTCCGCATCTACCAACCGGGACAGACTTGCGATCGCTGACCGGGCATCAAGTTTGCCCTTGCGGTATTTGCTCCAGTGCATCGGTGTGATGTTGAAGGCGCGAGCCATCGGCACGGTATGACCATAAAAACAGGCTTGAGTGCTGTCTTCAAACAGCCCTGTATTGTCTCCGCCGTTGCATTTAATGAATTCTTCAACGCGGCTCTCATAGATAGACAGCAGTTGACCGGCCACGCGATCCGCAAGGCGTTTCAGCTCTTTGTCATCCATGCCCGGTAAGCCAGCATAATTATCAATCTCAGCCATCCAGCGAGGTGAAGCCGCTAAGTTCATTCCATTCTTGGCGTTAACGGCTTCAATACGGGGCCAGATGCGGCGCTCAAACTGGAACACCAACCATTTATTGGCGTCATGCAGTCCTTTGGATTTCAGCAGATAGTCATGGCGTGACAGGAAAATGGCGCTGAGAAAACGCGGTAGAGAGTGGATATTGCGTAAAACAGCTTGCCCCTGAGCGTGTTCCTCACGGGTAAGCGGTCTTACCGGCCCGGCAACTGCCGGGCGTGGTGCATTCCATGGGTAAGCCCATAGATTTCGTTCAGTCATACTGCTGTACTTCAGGTCTGCGAGCATATTCAGCATCGCTCAAATCGGCGGCCCAAAAAAAGCCCACTGCAATAAGCAGCAGGCTGAGCACGATAAAAAAGCTTGTCATGACTGCACCACGTAAGAACGACACTTGGCCTCACGCAGCTGTTGACAGGAAATACAGGTGTCTACCCCAGAAAGTGCAATGCGGCGCGCTTCGGGGATCGGTTCGTCGCAGTCTTCACATTTGAAAGCAGAAGGCATAACCGGGAACTTACGGGCGTTAGCAATCTGTGCATCCAATAGCAGAGCCTGACGCTCTTGTGACAAATCCATGAGGTCGGCCATCAGTGCAACTCCTGCGCTTGATTCTCGATGGCTTCAGCTTCTTGGCGCAGCAGCTCTACAGCTTCAGTTACACTTAGGCCGCCGCACGTGATGTGCGCAGCCAAACGCACCAAGCGAGCCGCCGCAACCTCAGCCTGATTCCTGCGCTCATCCATGCGAGCATCGTTAAGTAAAACAGTCACGGCACTAACATCTTTGCCGCTGGCAGGATCAAACCCGATAATGTATTTATTCATTTTGTTAATTCCTTATTTTAGGCAAAACGATGCCCGGCGGGTTAACGCCAGAATTACGCAATGCCGTTAATTAGTGTTTAATTCGCAATCATCATTACTGATAAAACGCGGTAAATTTTTTGATAAATCAATAATGTCATTAAATGCCCATATTAATTTCTGACGTTCGGTATAACTCATTTCTACAAATTTCATATTTACATGCCGCTCTTTCAGCCCAGCATGAAAACAAAGCGTTCTGCGGATATGTCCCGGTGACTTATCAAAAGCCTCTTGCGCCACGTTCTTTCTATGCGCAAACAAATCCCGCTTAATCTGGGAAATGCGCTTTATGCCAATAGCTTTTTGGTCATCAGTAGCCAGTAACATATCAACCCCAATTAGCGGCAGAACAAACGGCGCAGCAGTTGCGCAGGTTTTGCAGTAGACAGACCGTGCAGCAATGCAGCTTGATCGTGACGTGGCCGCCAACGTTTTCCGTCCGGTAGTTCAATAAAGCCGTTTTCAAAATGGCGAGATGGGCTTTGCTGTTTCAACAGCGGGGCTATAGATATAGGCATATATTTACCCTCCTAATTAATCCATTCTCAACAGTCCACAATGTAGGCAGTTGAGAATGAAAACCGGGTTTTAGCCATGCCCGGCACATGGTTGCTGTGGTAGGATCGAATCGCCAAAAACAACCAACCAACAACGGAGTTATTGCATGTTAGATAGTGATATCGATGATGTTAAATCTTTACTTTCCGGATTAAATAGAATTCTCGACAACATTGAGAAACCAATTCAAAACAGCCCTCACGCTGAAGAGCTGAAAGAATTGCATATAGCACTTGGTGTCAAGCTTAATGAAAAAATACCCGTAACCCATAAAACCATTATCGAATTTTTCTGAATACAACCCACGAGGCCTGAAATGGCCTCACTCTTTTATTTCACCAAGACAAATAAAAGCATCGAACACCTGCTTAACCTCCTCCATTGGAACTCCTTTCAACCCCATTTTTTTAACTTCTTTGCCTAAATATTTTTGCATCACTCTTAAAAGTCGAGTGCGCTGTTTTGCAGTTGTAATTTGCTCTTTCAGTGCCGCCTCAATACGATCCTTTTTAGCTTCCCGCATAAACTCTCCTTTCATTGTCAAGCCAATCCCGCCACAGCCCCCAAGCCACCGATAACATCTACGGTTGTGGCCAGAGCCGGATTGGATTGAATACGATTTTGAACGGTCAGGCCGATTAGCGACAAATGGCGGATCGCCGTGTTGACACTATCGAGTAAAGCGGATTTGCGAGATGCTGTTTTATGGTCGCCGTCTACCGCCGCCGCCGCAACAGAACCTACAGCAGCTGTCGCTTTCAATGCATAGGTTGATATGTTGCCAGCGCATGCCTCATTGACTGGAACTGAAGGTAGGCAGTTCAACTGTGCAAGCAAGGCATCTATCAAGCTGGAATCTTCTGTTGCATCAGTGATTGCCAGCAGTTCAGTGCAACTCAGTTGATGCGGTTGTTCTGGATTCAGCTTGTTGCGCAGCATCTGCGGCTTCATTTCAATCTGTTCTGCAACCCGCACAAGGTTTTGCCGAACAGCAAACTGACGACACGCCATCTCAAAATGTGGATGTTTTGAAACTTCAAAATCAAACATTCCTCTCCCCTTTTGCGTCTGGCAACATCTCAAACCGTTACTGAAAATTCACATTCCGAGAGTGCATTAAGCGTAAGCTTCACCATGTTGATGAGGACTTTCTCCCGTTTTGCACCAGTACCCAAGCGGTGGCGATATGATGACAAACGCCCGTCAGCGAGCATGTCATCAACTGTATTCTTAGATAACCCTGTGAGTTCACAGTACTTTTCTATAGTGACGTGCGGTGTAGGAACCGTGATTGAAATGTTTTTACGCATAGTGCAAGATCCTCCGATGACCTGTGGCGGGTCGCGTTAAGTGGTGGCTAATGGTGTTTAACGCCAAAAACTCCGTTTCGAAGTAAATTTAATACTCCGAATCGGATTAGTCAACGAAATTTACTTTGTTTTGGTGGTGTATGGAATTTAATCAGGGTGCTAAAGCAGCTATCGAAAGGATGGTTGAGGCTTATGGAGTCAAGACAAAACTAGCCTTGTGTGATGCATTAGGTGTGACTGCCAGCGCTCTCTCTAACCGACAAGTCCGTGATTCTTTCCCTGCCGAGTACGTTCTGAAATGTGCTTTAGATACAGGTGCATCATTGCGGTGGCTGACATACGGTCAAGGTGAAATATTTGATAAAACAGCGGTTAGTTCAGCATCAACTCTAGCGATACCTCTGAAAAAATTGTCAGATAGACAACTCATAGACGAAAAAGCTCTTTTGCTAGATAAACAATTTCTTCCGATAGGAATAAAAAAACCTGTAATTATTACTCATGAAGATATTCAGTATATTGCAACCTATGAATATAATGAGGTGTATGATGGATTTTGGTTAGTAAGCATTGATGGAAATATAAGCATTAGGGAGCTTATCAGAACCCCAGGAAATAAAGTTAATGTTTCTGATCAAAAACATTCGTTTGAATGCTTAATAACAGAACTAGATATCATCGCAAAAATATTGGTAATTTGTAAACCAACATAGTGATGCATAATTATCAGTTGGAAATAATTTCTTAATAAAATCAAAAAGAACAATAAGGGGTTTATATGGATTGGCAGGTTATGACTTTAAAGATAATGAAAACATTACTTGATTATCTTCAAGTGCTAATTTGGCCAATTGGAATTTTTGGGACATTATTCTACTTTAGAAAGACATTACGTTCCATATTTGAAAACCCCAAGGGAATAAAAATAAAGCTCCCTATTGGCGATATTGAAGTAGAAATACCAACCACCCCAGTCCTTGCCACTCCAGAAAAAAACCATATTGATATAGATAAAAATGATGAGCCAAAAACCATCGACACAACTGATTACTGGTTAATAAACGTCATCAATCTTATTGATAAAGATGATATAAAAGGTGCTGAGGAAGCATTTAAAAAATATGCTGACAGCGAACGAAGCCCTAGCGAGCTATATAAAAGCAAATCTTATTACCTAGAGTTTATGTTCACTGAGGGGAATCAGAAAGATTTAATATTTGAACTTGAGAAACATCTTGATGATGCAAAAAATGATGATGAGAAAATAGTTGCCATAGTAGCATACATACGGACATTAAAAGTAACAAAACAATTTCAGAAAGCTATAGATTTACTCTCGAACTTCATTAAATCCACTTCAAGTCAAGATCTCAAGTCCATAGCAATAGGCCAACTTTCCGAATGCTACCTTTCAAACAAAGAGCCGATTAAAGCAAAAAAATTAATAATGGAAATGCTATGTATAATAACTGAAAACATCCCAACATCATTATTATATATTAACCTATCCAAGGTTGAAGAAAGCTTGGGAAATAAAAAATTAGCCGCCCTGTGTTTAGATAAAGCTTTGGAATTCAATCCAGCAGACCAAGAGATTCTATTCGACTCCGCATATAAACTAAGTGAAGCCGATTTAAGAGGAATAGCCATTTCAAACTATAGCACATTAATAAGCATTAATAAAAAACACTCTTCAGCCATCAATAACCTAGCTGTTTGTGCAGAAAAAGAAAAGCTTAACATTATTGCCACAAAATATTACAATGACTCAGTAAAATTAGATAACACTCTATCAATGGTGAACCAAGGGTTTCTTTTATTAAATGCTGGATTTTCTGAACACGCTGAAAATATAGCAAAAGAAGTTTTGAAACATGACACTCCCCATCAGAATGTTCACAACTTAATAACATCTATTCATGAGAAAAAGGAAAAGCAATTACAGGAGTGGAATGATAAGCAATCAAAAGCTCTAGTATATCAGAAAAAAATGAGGGATTTCATTTCTGCCTATACAAGAAAACCAACAAAGGAAATTAACAACTCATGTTGGAAAATGGATAGCGGCATCACCCTACAATTTGTTTTATCCGACTCACATATTGATATAAAATGGACAGAGGAAATTACCGACTCCACTTCAAAATATGAATGCTCCATATCAGGAAAAATAACGAACTCATCCTTTGAAGGAGAACTTTTCAAATTTGCTTTCCCAAAACCTGAAGGTACAATTTTAGGGCCTAAACACAAAACAATCCTCTTTAATGCCTATGGCTATTTAAATAAATCTGAGGAAACTCTTACGATTGTTGATACAAGTTTCCAAGAAAATGCTGATTTAGTTCTGAAACGTATAGATGTTTGAAATTAGAATGTATTCAAATAATTAATTCAAACATTGACCACTGGTTTTATATACAGTTAAATATCCCTCAATTTCAAGAGGGGTCACAATGGCAGTTCGGAAACAATCATCCGGTAGGTGGTTATGTGAGTTCTACCCTGCAGGTCGCGATGGCCGCAGGGTACGTAAGCAGTTTGCGACAAAAGGTGAAGCAGTCGCATTCGAGCGCTTCACTACAGAGCAAGTAGATACCAAGCCGTGGCTGGGCGAAGCAATTGATCGCCGTAAACTGAGCGAAGTCGCCAAGCTTTGGTATAACCTCCACGGCCAATCGCTTACTGCTGGCGAACGCACCTACAAGAAATTAGGCCTGATAATCGAAGCCCTAGGCGATCCCACTGCTACCACCTTCACCGCTAAAGACTTCGCGCATTACCGTGATAAGCGTTTGTCTGGCGAGATCTACTTTTCCGAAAAGTGGAAGAACGGTGCAGAACCCGTAACCGTCAATCTTGAACAAAGCTACCTAAGTGGCATGTTCAGCGAACTGGCCCGGTTAGGCGAATGGAACCAGCCCAATCCGTTGGAGAACATGCGCAAGTTCACTGTTGCCGAGAAGGAAATGGCGTGGTTAACCCATGCGCAAATCACAGAGCTGTTTGCAGCCTGCAGCAGAAGCGACTCTGATTTACCTCTTGTCGTCGAGGTGTGTCTCAGCACCGGCGCACGCTGGCGAGAAGCAGAAAATCTCACCCGGTCACAGATAACGCCGCATAAAATCACATTCATCCGCACCAAGGGCAAAAAGAACCGCAGCGTTCCGATCAGCAAGGCACTGTACAAGAAGTTGAAAGCACGGGGTGATGGTCGACTGTTCAGCGAATGCTATTTCCGCTTTATGGCCGCACTTGAGAGCACCAACATTCTGTTGCCTAAAGGTCAGCTTACCCATGTGTTACGCCATACCTTTGCGGCGCACTTTATGATGGCTGGCGGTAACATTCTTGTGCTGCAACGCATCCTCGGCCACCATGATATCAAGATGACAATGCGCTATGCTCATCTTGCTCCTGAGCACCTCGAAACAGCCCTGCAATTCAACCCATTGGCGACGATGCCAAGTGGCGACAAAGTGGCGGCATAGGTTGGCAATCACCGTATTTCCTCACCCTTAATCAATATAAAAACTCTTTATAAATCAAATAACTTATTGATTTTATTATTGTAGTAAGGAAATCGGGTTTTTTGTTGTCTGTAACCTTCCGCCCTTACAAAACGGGCCCTCCCGCACGGCCCTGTTTCGCTGATGGCGACAAAGTGGCGACAGCCATTTTGCGGGACACAAAAAACCTGCTTTCGCAGGCTTCTTGTTAAATCCAAAGTGATCCCTGATTGCTCCTTGTTGGGTGCGGTATCGAGCGAGGCAAGCTGGGTAATAAACGTCGTAGCAGTTTCTTGCGTCTGGTCAATATGGCTCACCTTAATGGTACTTAAACCTGCGGCCAGCGTGGCGTTGAGCTTATTACGCGCCGCCACCTTCTGCACAATATCGCTCAGGGAGGTGTCATGATAAGGCTCATCCCGGCGGGTATTGAGTGAGCCGCGAAAATCAATACTCCTGCGCGAAGGGCCAGCAATGGATAGTTTGCCCCGTAGTGAGTTGATGCAGGCATGATGCCGCCCGGCACGACAGACAACACGCGTTGGGTGATGGAAGACAGGCCAGACAACAGGGATACCTACCGGGGCGGTTTTGAGGAAATGCGGCAACATCAGAGAAAGCCGCAAACACAAAACCCGCAT